GGTACACCATTTAAGTCACCATAAGCACCACTTGACGCTACAGCAGCTAAAGTACCAGTTTGTATAAATGAACTAGCATGGTAACCATCTAATTTATCAGCATTAATATTTAATGCGTTAATGTATGGTTGTGTTATTCTAGCATCTATATCTGTATTAGCTCTTGATGTTGTGTAGTATAGATTAGATAAACCCTCAGGTACATTGTTTGTAGTTTTAGTACTGAATCTTGTATCCCATGATGTATTAAAATCAGAAATATTTAATTTAGTATTAACTACATTAGTAAGATTAGTAGCAAAACTAGCATTATCATTTAACGCTGTAGCTAATTCTTCTAACGTATCTAACGTACCAGGTGCACCGTTAATTAAGTTTGCTATCTGTGTATCAGTATAGTTTTGTAAAGCGGGGCTAATTAAACTTTCAATTTTAGTATTAAAATCAGTTAAAGTAATTTTAAATTCATCGCCTGAACTGTTTCTAGATAAGAATAATAAGTCCGCATTATCTATAGAAGTTGTTGTAGAGTAAGAGTCAATATCAAAAGAAGCACCTGCAGCACCAGTTAAACCAGTTGGGCCTTGAGGGCCAGTAGCACCAGTTGAACCTGTAGGGCCTTGAGATCCCGCAGTTCCTGCAACACCTTGAGCACCAGTTAAACCTATTGAACCTTGAGGGCCAGTATTACCTGTATCACCTTTTAAACCCTGTGAACCTGAAGGCCCTTGAGTTCCTTGAGCACCAGTATCACCTTTATCACCTTTTAATCCAGTAGCACCAGTTGAACCTTGTGGGCCAGTAGCACCTGTAGCACCTGGGTTACCCTGAGGCCCTTGGGCACCAGTTTCACCTTGAGGCCCTTGAGGCCCTTGAACACCAGGTCTATTTGTACCTACAGTAAGGCTTATCTTATTATTATCTGTAATTTTTATTGTCATTTTAATTCCTTATTGTGGTTGATATCTTATTACAAATAAGAATCTTATTGATTTAATTTCTTCACCATTTGTCCATTGAAGTTTCATAGCAACAATATAAGGACTAGCAGTATCAGGTGATGCAGTATGTATATGACCACCATGATCAAAGTCTGATAATAAAGTACTAGGTACCTTAAGATCAAATGACCCTTGAGTTGCGTTTCTAATTAAATCTGTTGAAGTATAACTTTGAACATTTGCATTAGGATGTTTAGTTAATGAATTAATTGTTATACTACTTCTAGCTTCAGTTACATTAGCTGTAAATAATTCTGTTGCTAAAGTAAATGTTGCAGTTGAATAGTCAAGATTTTCATCTCCACTAACATTTAAAAGGAATTGATTGCCTTGTAGAACTTCTCTAGCGATAACTTGATCAGCACCGCCTAAGAAGTGTTTAATATTACTTATTCTCATTTTTTATCTCCAATAGGGTTATGAGTTTAATATATAACTATAGCTATATACCATTGTCGTTAATTATTAGTTAATATCCAACCGTTACCAGTTAAGAATATAAACTCCGTACCAGTTCTATTATTAGTTATATTGTAGTTACTACTAGAACCTTGTATATTTTTTGAATTACCATCTATAATAATATTATTAGTTGATGCATTAGCACCAACATCTATTATTTTAATTATATCACCATCATCTGGTGAGGCGGGTAAAGTTATTGTTACCGTATTACTTGTTGTATCTATAAAATAACCTTGCCAATAAGCTTGATTAGTTACAGTAAAATCAGCAGTTTTAATTGTATTATCCCATTCTCCTGTATGTGCTTTAACAGCATCAGCGGGTAATGTAACAGTCTTACCAGTAAAATCTACAACTTGTGCTATTTGATTAGTACCAACAGCACCATTTTGAATTGAACCAGTACTTACTGAATTAGTACCAACATTAGTACTTGCATTAGCGGGACTCCATGCACCAAAATTTACAGGTGCAGAATAATTACTTCTTGAAAAAGTGTTTGAAAGTTTTACATATAAATATAAATCAGCAGTTGTTGGTATATTCTGTATCGGATAAGTCTGAACTGTATTAGGTACATAAGTACCAGTTGGTGCTGAAAATGCACCTGCAAAATATTTAGTACCTGCTAATCCTTCTGAATAATAAACCTCAGCATTTTCAACATTAGCTTGATTAGGAATTGTAAATCCTAATTCAATATTAGGTACACTAGCACTAGGGTATGAAGCATTAATAATTAAGTTAGTAGCATCAGCAACACTAGCATATCCTTTAGTTGAATTTATATTAGGTAATACATCTCTAGCCCTTATTGTAGCAACTGTATAATCTTCAGGGTTATATTCTTGAGCAGTTATATAGTATCCTTGTACACCACCTGGTAATTCAGTTTCAGATATACTATTAATTTTAAATTCTTTACCATTAACATCACCAGTGCTTACTAATCCTGTTTGTACAGTCATATTAGCTATATGAGTAACAGTTAAAAACCGAACATCTTTATAATTACCATTATTGCTGTATCTATTTACAGGTGTTAAATGTAATACAAAACCACCACCTTGATTGTTTAATGCTGGCCCTACGTAATTAGAATTATTTTCCACTAAGCTTACAAATTCACCTAGTTTATTATTTGCTTTAATCTCATCAACCGTTAAAGTTTCTGAAGTATCTTCAAATAATCCATGTATACATTCATGCCAAAATATTTTTAATTGATCACCAGTTGCAACATTATAAGGCATTGTAATAACCATTGGTGTACCATCAAAACATAAAACATCTCTGTGTTCACTATAATCTCTAAGTTTATATTGTGCTTTAGGATTAGATGAATTATTACCATTATTTACATTATGTCCAGTTACATTAAAAAATAGCTGTCTAGCTTGATCAAAATTATAATATGTATCTTCTACAGTAATAACATCATTAACTTGTAAATGATTTGAATTTGTATCTGTTTTAAAAGATATTATTTTTGAACTTCTAGTTTTATTTAAAAATACTGTACCAAGTCTTTGTGCCTGAACATTACTATTAATAAATTTAACATCTAGATCTTTTGATAATACTGGCTCATTAAAATATTTAGTAGTATAATCTAAAAATACTTGATCATCTTGATAGTTATCTTGTTGAGATTTAAATTTTATAGTGAGTTCATTTAAGTTAGAATTAAACCCATCATTTAAAACTGATACATCTCCATAAATATTTTTCTCATCAAATCTATCTCTACTACCACCTGTAGTATCTGTTATCATTTGAAACTTACCTAAAGTGTAACTAAATATAGATTGTGAGTTACTAACAATATCAGATATATTTAAATCTTTTTCATCATTAGTATTTATATGACCATTACATTCATATCTTTTACTTGTTACTGAATTACCATTAGGATCTTCATGCGTAACTAAAGCATCACAAAATTGTTTATGAGCATAAAATGTATCTAAATCTAAATCGCTATCATTAATAGATAAACCACATCCATAAACTTGATTAGTTAAATAATCAGCTAAACATTCAGCAGGGTTATTTGAATACGTACCAAAACCATAACTCAATATACTAGCGGGTACTTGGGCTGTATAATATTGTTGGTGACTATTATATGTAGATGTTGAATCTACACCCAATGAATCAGTGAAAACTGTTTCTCTAAATCTTCTACCACCCCACTTTTTAATATCTCTAGGATCAGCAAAAGCATTACTACCATTTAAAGGATTTTGACTAAGTAATCCATATGCTCTCTCTGCATATTGAGCTTCAGTCCAATTTGTATAAGATCCTCCTGTAGGTGTAAGTGAAAGCGTACCTAAACCCCATTTTTCTTGATGGTTAACTCCTGCTATATCTGTCCAATCATATAATAACCAAACTCTTGTTTCCTCATTACCTGCAACATTATCACTATATGATGTTGTATAATTATTACCCCATTGTTTAATATTTAATCCGTTAATTATTCTCTCACCATTATCAGATGTTACAACACCAGTAATTGGATCTGTATAAGATGTTGGTTGCCAATTTGCATATCTTAAATTATTACTACTATGATTAACAATATGTTGTTCATTAATTTGTACAAAATCAAATTCAATTTCTGCACCTGTACCTTGACCTGTAGGTGTTACTCCATTAACTAAATAATCATGAATATCAGTAGGTGCATTAGGATCTGTAATTGGCCCTAAATCTACAATAGTATATGTACCGTTAGTTCTAACTTTTCCATGACCTTTTTCAAAAGAATGAGTAAAACCACCTGCATAACTATAAGACCAAGCTGCAATTTGATTACCTGTAAAATCACTAAATTTTACCGTATCACTAAATGAATCAGGATATAATAATTGAGATCTAAGAGTTGAATTAGCAGGTGTAAAACCACCACTAAATGCACCAGTATGTGTTATTGTTCTAATTAATTTACCTCTAACTTCAAAACCTAATTTATTTGTTAAACCTGTTACGTTATTTTCTCTATCATATTTTAATTCAACATAAGCATAAGCAACATCAGGCATTTCTCTGTTTGCAGCACCACTAGCCCATTTACTACTAAATGATTCCATCTCATTACAACGACCACCATGTGGGTATTTAACAATTCTTAAATTACCATTTAACCAATCATCACTAGTACCGTCTGGGTGTGTTGCATTTGTAACTGTCCCTTGACCGTTTAGTGTTAAATAATAATCATCCCAATGTACTGTGTTAATAGAATCAATTGGGCCTTCACATAATGCAATTAAAAAAGCCATTGTTTGGTTATCGCTACTTATATCCGTAAATATAATTGAGCCATGTATCTTATCCTCACCATATACAACAGGTAATTTATTTGCAGGATCTGTAGGTATTCTTTGTTTAATACCTGGATCAGGTTGTTGACCTCCACCTGAAGGTGCGTCAGGGCCAAATAACTTTTGTGTTATGTAACTAATAGCTAACGATAAAGCAAACCTTAAAATCATTCCTTGTAAGGTCTGTGCCGTAATTGCAGTTATAATAGGTGCTACAGCCATAGTTTATCTCCGTTCATAAGTTCTTTCGATTAATTTAAATCCTAATTTCTCATAATTAACATTTGTTCTATTTGTTAATTTAGCCATTAAGACTCTATCTATTTTGTTTTCTTGTTTTAGTTTAGTAAAATGTTTTTCGTATAGTTTAAACATTCTATAAAATGCTGAACTATTTCTTTTATCTTTATGAACCCAAGTAACTATTGTTACAAGTTCATTTAAAGCAGAAAATATATTTGGATTATTTATTGCCATAATAGAACCAATAATTTTATTATCTTCTTCAGCAACTATAATAACACCTCTGTCTAAACATAATTTTATTAAAGATTCATAATATTGTTCAGTAACAACTAAACCTCTAATTTTAAATTCTTCATCAAATTCTTTTGATGCACTTATCAAAGCCTTTTTACCAGGCTCTATTATCTCTTTACTAGCTATTCTAATATTCATTTTTAATATCCTTAATTTTCTTTACCAAACATTGGATTAAATAACGCCATTGCAGCAACAAATTCCATTGATCTATCACCTGACGAAGTTCTCTTAAACGAACTATCTGAAGTAAATCTTCCGTTCACAGTTCCTAATATTGTTGATAATATATTTTTACATTCTAAATTAACTTTAATTTTACCAAACTCTTGATTCTCTTCTGATACAGAGTGTGATTGTATAACACCCTTCCACTTTATATAAGTACCTGTAACAGGATTGTCTTCATCTAAATCTTGGTTTTCATCGTCCATCCAACCTTGATAAATAGTTACAATACCACCAATACCATTATATTTTTTTAAAATAGGTACAATACTGTTTGGTAAACCATTTAACTCAACAGTTATTTGATTTGTTTTAACATCTTTAGTTTCCTCAACAGCTGTTAAATTTAAAACACCTGCAGCAGGATAAGTTAATGTATTACTACTCTCATGGTATACTTTTAATTTTCTATATGATGTATTCAAACATAAATTATTCTTTTTATTTTCATCAGGTTGAACAATAATAAATTGTACTGGATAAGCTCCAGTTGATTGTGTATCTTGATTTAAAAGATTTCTAGCCATTATAATACCTCCTGAAATTCAAATTTGTCATAAACATATAAATTTTCTTCTTCATCCTTAGGTATAATAGTTACCGCAGGTTTTTTAGTTAACATTAATTTAATATTAATATCAGTACCCATTTTAACTGGATAACTAGATGTAGGAAAACTAGGTTGTATCACTGTACCTAAAGGTTTAATAAAACCTGTTGATGTTTGATTTGCAGAATTTTTATGTTTTACAACATCATATATATCACTAGAACTATTTGCATTCCATCCACTGTTTGTGTTAAATGCAGCCCCTGTATTAATATCGATTGTTTGTATATCCATTGTAAAATCAACAGCACCGCCATTACCTAAATTACTATCAGCAATAGTAATTGTATCTCCAACAGTATGACCTGAACCTGTAGTAACAATAGTTACAGAAGTTACATCACCATTAGCATCAACAACAATATCAAATGTACCAACAGTACCTGACCCTGAACTTGTACCACCAACACCCGTATATGTTCCTGCAGTTCTTAATACATCAGCAACAGCAAAATTATTTACAGCTATATGAGCACCTTCGGCATTTTCACATAATGTTAATGTAGTTAAATCTCCACTTACACTAACACCATCAATTCTTTTTGTAGTATTAGTTTGACTAATAGCATTATTTAAAGTTTGTATATATTCACCTACCGCATAAGTTGCTTGTGCATCTTGTATTATGAACTCTGACCCATTTATTGAAAAAAGTTTATCTCCAGTTACAGTATATTCATTATAGGCTGTAGGTATTGATCCTGTTGGTGTAAACTCTATAACTGTAGGGCTATGCTCAGGCCCATATTGAAAATAAATAAAACCTGAGTGATTTAAATTTGTTTCACCCCAAATTTCAGGTGCAGAGATAGCAGTTACATCATTTAAAATATTTTCTGTTTTAATTCTATGAGTTGAACTATTACCTGTAACACTATTACTATTTAAATAATTATATATGTCAACTACAGTTTGATTTTCTTTAGGAATAATTATTTCAGCATCTGTACCGTCAGCGAATTTTACATAAGTATTATCAACATTTTTAAATTTAATTTTACCATCAACCGAAGGGTTAGTTAAAGCTTGTGTTACATTTATATTATCAAAACTATAAGTTTGATTGGTATATAAAGGTACAGTATATTCAACTCTAATATTTGGTAATTTAAAGAAAAATCTTATTACATCACCACTACTAATACCACTTGCTTCTACACTATCTAATATTTCACCTAATTTATTATTTTGTGCATCTTCACTATCTGTACCTATTGTGTGACTACCTGCAATACAACTATTTAAAATATTTCTTAAATTTATATTTGAACTATAACCTCTATACATCCAAATTCTAGCATATGTACCATCAGCATATTGATAAGTTGAACCATCAAGATTTTTAAATGTTATTAAACCATCTTGTAGAGTATTTGAAGCAGCAGTATTATAATTATAATCATATTCAACTATTTCCTGATCAGTAGATGTACCATTAACTATTTGTGCTTTAACAGTAGCACCACTAGCATTTGAACTTAAATTAATACCAAGATTTGATACTAAAGGTGAAGATAATCTTACTGTAACTGTACCAGTACCTGTAGAGTTAAAATAAGCACCAGTTTGACCTATAGGTTTAAATATTTGATATACTTTTGGTGAGTTATGCAACTGTATCATATCACCAACTTTAAATATTTTATTAGTGTTAGGTGCAAAGTTAGTTAATGTTAATTCTCTTAAAGTACTATAACTAGTTTGCATAACTTTAATTTCTGTTTCTCCAGTTTTTAAAGGTATAGCTTTATTACTAATAATATTATTACCATTGTTACTACTAGGGTTTACTTCTAAAAATTGAATACCATCTTCAATACTTAATAATTCGTTTTCTACTTCTAAATACTGTTCCTCTGAAAGTAATGGTAAGTTAGCATCAATTGATAAAAGACTTGGGCCTAATCTATGTGTTCTACCATAACCACCTGTTGTCACAGATCTTGCAGAAGATGCTGATCTGTTCATAGTTATGTCGTTTGCATATTTAAAGATTGCACTATCAGCCATTATTTATTTCTCCCTTTAACACCTTGTGTGTTAGATTGATAAGATCTATTAGCACCACCAACTTCCGAAGAAGCTGACGATATAACAGCCTTAATCTGATCTATAGACCTTTGATCTACGTTACCAGATATATTAATATTAGTTACATTTGTATTACCACCACCCATTGATCCGCCCTTAGCCTTATCTCTAGGTATAACAACTTCGCCAGGCGTTAGCATTGTAGGTATTCTATCTGTGTATGGTGCACCACCAGGGACAACACCACCTTTATTCATACCGAAAAAGGATGTAGTACCACCTGATACTAAACTTAATGCTGCTATACCCGCTTGAGCAGCAAGTTGTTCATTTTTTTCTTTTGTAATAGCTTTTTCTTTATTTAATTTATCACCAAGTAATGATTGAAATAATAATTCAACACCATACTCAATACTCTTTTTTAATAACGTTTCAGCAATACTAGTTAATACATTTTTAAAACTGTTTTTAGTAATTTCTAATAATGAGTTACCTTGTCTTAATCCGTCAATCCAAGTTGTAGAAATTGTATCTGCAACACCTTTAGCCTCAATACCAACTCCTGCTAATTGTTCTCTATAAGTTTTAATTTCAGTTACAGATTCTGCTGAAGCCTTAGCCTCAGCTTGTCTTACAATTTCATTAAATTGCATTCTCTTTTTATGAGATTGTTCAGCAAGAAAATCTTTTACCTTAGCAGCCTTTTCCGCTGCCGCTTGTTCAACAACAATTTCCCCTCTACGCATATCACCTCTAGGATTAGGGGCTTGTAATTTTCTAAACTTATCAGCTCTAGTTTCAAAACCACCTGATAAAGCTTTCTTCTGTGCTATAGTTAATCTTCTGTATGACTCTATACTATTTTCTACACCTTTTTGAATTAGTCTTAAATCTTGAACAGCTTTAGGTTCCTCATCAAAGAAGTCTAAATCAGCATCATCAAAAGATTTAAAATCATCTCTTAACTTAAAAAGAGCGGGTGAAACTTTACCTTTAATATAATCAACTATAGATTTAAGTTCATCTCTAAAAGCTACAAGACCTACTACGGCTAATTGTATTGATGTTAATAATATACCTAAAGGATTTGCTCTTACTAATATATTAAATACTTTTAATCTTTTATTAGATAATAATAATAAACCCGCAACTCTTGTTATACCTTTACTCATTAATAAGAATTGTGCTGTAATACCCGCTACAATACCGCCAAGTTTAAGGCCTATAAATATCTTTGTTGCTAATACAAGTTTATCAAAATTAGTTATAAGGAATCTTATACCGCTTTCTATATTCTTAAATGCAGTAGCTAATTTACCACCTATTTCTTTAGCTAATTTATTTAATTCTTTTTGGTTACTACCTAATTCTTTATTTAAATCTCTTATCTGTTGTTTTAAAGGTTCAAAAAATGATTTAGCTACAATACTTCTAAATTGAAAGTACTTATCTTGTACCATTGATACTTGTCCAGTAAGTGTGTTAGCAAGTAATTTAGTTGCATTACCAAACTCACCACCTGGGCCAAATACTTCAAAGAATCTCTTTTTAGTTTCTTCAACTGATACTTTAACACCTGCTTCAAAACCTAACATTGCTCTAACACCACGTTCTCTAAATATATCAGCAGAAGCAATACCACCCGCAAATGATCTTTGAATCTGTGTAGCAGTTTGTTGGAAGTCTAACCCTGTAGCCGCAGCAACGTTACCTGTGATTTCCATAATCTTAGATAAGTCCTTAGCATCTTCAGATATAACCGCAAGATTACCTGACCCCGCTGCAATTTCTTCTAGAGAAAAAGGAACCTTAGCTGCAAACGCTGCAAGACTATCAAAAGCCTTACCACCCTCTTCTACAGAGCCAAATAAAAGTTGAAACCTATTTTGTAGTTGTTCTACTTGGTTACCTGCACTAAATGTATCTTTTACAAATTTACCAATACCAACAGTAGCTGTTGCTAAACCAACACCAACACCTACCTTAAGAGTAGTACCTAATGCTGCAAAAGTTGCTCTTGCTCTTGCTGCTCCTGCTTCTAAGGATGCTAATTTTCTTTTAGCAATTAAAGCTTGAGTTCCTAAACTTTTTAATCCAGTGTTTAATTTAGTTAACTGTTGCTGTCCACTGACGTTGGCTTGAATATTCAGCTTGACTGACATTTTTATTCCTATTTATTAAACACAATAATCTGTGTATTATTTTCGGTTAATTTTTTATCCGTTAGTTACTTCAACTTCAACATAGTCAAAATGTTTTTTAAAAGCACTTTCTATAAATTTCATAGGTGCTTGACGGCTATGACCATTATTAAGAAATTGAATATAAGTAACACCATTAGTTACAATAATCTCTTGTGGTTTATCTTTAGGTGCAAGTATAGTTACATTTGATGTACTACCTTGTTCACCAGTAAAGTATGTTTCAGTATATCCTA